GAGTGGCGCAGCATCGGCCACCGGCGAGAGTGGCGCAGCATCGGCCACCGGCGAGAGGGGCGCAGCATCCGCCACCGGCTGGAGGGGCGCAGCATCGGCCACCGGCTGGAGTGGCGCAGCATCGGCCACCGGCAACGGCTGTGTGGCTATGGCTAGTGGCTTTTATGGGCGCGTAATGGGAGAGATTGGAAACGCTGTTGTCTGCGTAGAGCGAAAGACGAACGGCGATATCTCCGCCATTCTGTCCGCCATTGTGGATGGTGAAACGCTGAAACCCGGCGTGTGGTACACCGTTAAGAACGGGGAATGGGTGGAGGTGCAGTAATGAACCGATTGAAGGAACGGCGGCTGGAGCTGGGACTGACGCAGGAGGCGGTCAGCGGTGTGCTGAAGCTGGTGGATCCCCGTATCGACACCTGCATGGTGAGCCGGTTTGAAAACGGCGTGTGTCTGCCCACGGAGGAGGTGCTGACAGCGCTGGAGGCGGCACTGCGTACCAGCCGGGCATATCTGTACGGCGACGAGGACAAGGCCGACATCCCCCAGCGGACGGCGGAAACGGAGCGCATTGCGGCGCTGATCCCCCACGGGCGGCGAAACGCCATCAGCCGTGCGGAGTTGGCGGCAGCTATGCAGACCTCCGACCGGATGATGCGCAAGGCCGTCAGCGAAGCCAAGCGGCAGGGCGTGATGATCTGCAACGACGGCGAGGGATACTACCAGACGGAGGAGCTGGGAGACCTGTACCGGCAGTACAAGCGGGACACGGCGCGGGCCATGTCCATCCTCAAGGCGCGAAAGCCGATGCGGGACGTGCTGAAAGCGGCGGGGCGACCGGTATGAGAAGCGTGATGCAGTATTGGGAACCGGAGCGGCCCTTAGAGCCGAAGGACTACGATATGCCCGTCTGCCCCGTGTGCGGGGAGGAGACGGACACCTACTACAAGAACAAGGACGGCGTCATCGTTGGATGCGAGTTTTGCATTGAAACAGTGGACGCATGGGAGGAACAGAAATGAGTATGAGTTTGTATCACATCGACCAGGAACTGGAGAACCTGATCGACCACGAGACCGGCGAGGTGCTGGATTTTGATGCGTTTGAGGCGCTGCAAATGGCGCGGGATGCCAAAATCGAGGGCGTACTCTGCTGGACAAAGAATCTGGCGGCGGAGGTAAAGGCCATCCGCGAGGAGGAAAAGGAGCTTGCCGAGCGGCGCAAGGAGCTGGAGCGCAAGCGGGAGAAGCTGCTGGACTACGCAGAGAAAGCGCTGGGCGGCGCGGCGTTCCAGACGGCCAAATGCGCCGTGACATACCGCAAGAGTACGGCGGTGGAGATCACCGACATGGACGCGGTGGTGCAGTGGTGCATGGACAACGGGTACGACGGCAAGATCACCTATGCCCAGCCGACGGTAAGCAAGACGGACATTGCGCCGCTGCTCAAGTCCGGCATGGCCGTGACCGGCGCGGAGTTGTGTGAGCGGTTGAACATGGGGGTGAAGTGATGGATAACCTAACGATCTACAACGAAGTCCGCAATGTGCCGGACAGCGCAAAAAGGCGCATCGAGGCGGGCCGCTTGAAGGGAAAGACCGACATCAACCCCATGTGGCGCATTAAGGTGCTGACAGAGAAGTTCGGACCCTGCGGCTTTGGATGGAAATACGTTATCACTGACAAGCGGCTTGAGCAGGGCGCGAACGGCGAAGTAGCCGCATTTCTGGACATTGACCTGTTTGTAAAGGCCGACGGCGTGTGGTCTGACGCGATTCCCGGCACGGGCGGCAGTGCGTTTGTGGCGAAGGAGAAGAACGGGCTTTATACCTCCGACGAGTGCTTTAAGATGGCGCTGACGGACGCTATCTCTGTGGCTTGTAAGGCGCTTGGCTTTGGCGCGGACGTGTACTGGGAGGCGGATAGGAGCAAGTATGACAAGCCGGAGAGCAAGCAGGAGGCGCCGGTGCTGTGTGAGTGCTGCGGACTGCCCATCAAGGCGGTAAAGTGCGGGGATCGTGTGTATCCCACCGACGAGATCGTAGAGAACGCGGTAAAGAAGTACGGCAAGCGGCTCTGCTGGGGCTGCATGAGAGCGGAGAACAACCATGCGGCAGGTAACGGTTAACGCGGCGCGTTGGTCGCAGGACAGAGATGGCGCGTGGCTCTGCCTGCGGGTGAAGTCGCCGGAGGCGGCGATGGAGGTCTGTGACGCGCTGAAGCCGGGCAAGGCGTACACTGCCACCATCAAGGGCAAGGGTCGGAGCCTCGATGCCAACGGGTATGCGTGGGTGCTGCTGGACAAGCTGGCGGCGCACTACGGCGTTGCGAGAGAGAAGGTATACCGACAGGAGATACAGAGCATCGGCGGCGTCAGCGAAGTGCTGTGCCTGCGGGAAAAGGCGGCGGAGGCGTTCTGCCGGAGCTGGGAACGGAACGGTATCGGCTGGATGGCCGATATCGGCCCCAGCAAGCTCAAGGGATGCGTGAACGTGACCGTCTGGTACGGCAGCTCCGTATACGACACGGAGCAGATGGCGCGTCTGATAGACGCCATTGTGCAGGACTGCCGGGATGTGGGCATCGAGACCATGACGCCGCGAGAGCTGGATGCCCTCGTGAGCCGGTGGGGAGAGGTGAGCGTATGAACGACAAGCGATGCTTTTTGTGCGGGCGGAACGACCCAAGTGACCCGCTGGAGCGCCACCACATTCTCGGCGGCGCGAACCGGAAGAAGAGCGAGAAGTACGGCCTTGTGGTGTACCTGTGCGGCAATCGCTGCCACCGGAACGGGCGCGGCTCGGTACACAAGAACGGCGACCAGATGCGGCGTCTGAGGCGGTACGGGCAGCTCAAGGCAATGGAGGAGCAGGGCTGGACGGAGGAGGACTTCCGCCGCGAGTTCGGAAAAAGTTACTTATGAGAGGAATGAGTGAAAAGAAATGAAACGAATTAAGGTGGATATCCCGGCTATAAAAAAGCATATTCGGGAGCACGGTATGACGCAATCTGATGTGTGTAGGCGCATCGGTCGCAACTCAAACTTCCTGTGCTCTTGCACAGGCGATATGGCTGACTACACATACGATCTGTTAGTCCGAGAGCTTGGAGTGGAGAATGGCGCGTTTCAGAAAAAGGAAGACGTTCAACCTACCAAAGCCAACAGTTGTGCTGGGCTGTATACGCTGGGGTTGGATGTCTCTCCAGAAAAAGTTGTATTGCATATGTATTTCCAGGGGACGGAGATATGCAAGGCGTATTCCAAGGTTAAAGGAACACGGGAAGTGGATCTAATGCAGGCCATTTCGTATGCAGCACATATGCTGTACAAGTTTGCAGAACAACAAGAATTGGATAAGGAGATTTGAAATGCTGAACAAGATTTTCATCATGGGACGTCTGACCCGCGATCCGGAGCTGCGCAGGACGCAGAACGGCACCGCCGTCACCAGCTTCACGCTGGCGGTCGACCGGGACTTTAAGAACGCGGACGGCACCAAGGATACGGATTTTATTGACGTGGTGGCGTGGCGCAACACCGCCGAGTTCGTATCCAAGTATTTCACCAAGGGACGCATGGCCGTGGTGGAGGGGCGTTTGCAGCTGCGGGACTGGACGGACAAGGACGGGAACAAGCGCCGGAACGCCGAGGTGCTGGCGGACAACATCTACTTTGGCGACGCCAAGCGGGACACTGACAGCGGCGCGGCACAACCCACCGGCTTTACCGAGATCGAGGACGACGGCGACCTGCCGTTCTGATGGGAGGGGTAAGCGGCATGGATTACTGGCACAAGCGGTACACCTGCCCCTACTTCACCAGCAGCGAGAAACGGCGGGTCTGCTGCGAGGGCGGAAGCCGCGTAAGTTTCGAGACGGGCGGCGCGGCATCCCGCTTCATGAATCAATTCTGTGCCGGTGCGTGGGAGCATTGCACCATCGCACGGCACCTGACGGACGAGTACGAGAGAAAGGAAGAAAAGAATGGGAAAGATGCAGGATGAGATCAAGGGTCTGCGGCGGCAGAATCGGCACCTGGAAAACATCGTACAGCGCCAGCGGCAGCACATCGAGGACGCGGAGAGCGTGATTGAGGCGTTCAAGCGCGGCATGGATGCGCACTACGCCGCCTGTGCCGTACAGTTTGGCGAGAAGCGTGAGGACTGCGACACGCTGTGGGGCTACCATTTGGAGATCCCTGCGGAGCTGGTGACGCAGGCGCTGATAGACTACACCGTGCAGGTGGCGCTGGACAAGGAGCGCGGCGCGTACGTCATCGGGGCGATGAAGAAGGAGTGAGGCGGTGTGAAGCGCAAACAATTCACGTTTTACAGCTCCTACTGGGATGCGATACAGCCTCTCCCCAAGAAGCAGCAGGCGGAGATCCTTCTGGCGATCTGTGACTATGCGCTGAACGAAACAGAACCGTCCAGCAGCCTCTCTCCCGCCGCCAGTGTCGCATTTAATTTGATTCGCCCCACACTGGACAGCGGCAGAAATAAAGCCGCCAACCGCCAGAACAAATCAGGATCAAACGGATAACAAAAGCGGAACAAACGCGAAACAAAGTCGCAAGGAGAAAGAGGGGGAGAAAGAGAGAGAGTAAGAGAGAGAGGGAGAGTAAGAGAACGAATGTTATATATTACGGCGGCGGGAGTATGTACTACCGGAGGAGGAAGAAATGGACAGATGCGAGGTTGAGAAGCTTTTTACCCTGTTTTCGCAGTTCTGGCCGAACAAGCAGGTCACGGCAAAAATGAAGCTGGCGTGGGAGATCGCCTTAGAGCCTTACAGCTACGCGGACGTAAGAGCCGCCGCCGTCGCCTATGCCAGACGCAATAAATTTTTTCCCGATGTGGTAGATATCACGATGGGCATTGAGCCGCAGGAGGAGCAGACGCAGGAAGAACAGGCACCGGACACGATGGAGCGTTTTGCTTGGATGCGGGATTACGTCCACAAGGAGCGAAAGCTGGGCCGTATCTCCCGCTATGCACGGGAACACGGGATGACGTGGCAGGAGGCCAAGGAGGCGCTGGATGGATAAAGGCATCTGGCGCGTGGCAAGAGCGCGGCTGTGCGTGGCCTGTTTGCAGGAGATGGCGGCGGATTACATCATCGAGCCAGCGTTCCACGGCTGGGCGCAGGGCGTGTGCCAGCGCTGCGGAAAAGAGCAGAAAATGACGACAGTCAAGCGCTACACCATGAGCAGGCGCGGACTGGAGAAAAGAGGGTTGTTGGATGAACAGTGAGGATCTGATGCGGCTGGGGCCTGCGGCACAGAAGCAGGTCATGGAGAAGATGCGCAAGCCAAGCAAGTACAAGGCGCAGAAGACGCGGCGCGGCAAGCTGACCTTCGACAGCAAGAAGGAGGCGGAGCGCTACGACGCGCTGATGCTGCTGCAAAAGGCCGGGGAGATACGGGGGCTGAAATTGCAGGTGCGATACTGCTTGCAAGAGGCGTACACGACGTTTGAGGGCGACCGCGTGAAAAGTATCGACTACATCGCGGACTTCGTGTACGAGCGCAGAACGGCTCCTGACAGCTACGGCCAGCGGTACTGGCTGCCTGTGGTGGAGGACGTCAAGGGGGTGTGGACGCGGGAGTATGCCATGAAAGCGAAGCTATTTCGCAACCGGTACGGATTCGCCATCCGGGAGGTGTGAGCATGACAGTCTACATGATCGTCACCCGTGACAAGTACCGCCTGCCCCGCTGGTGGGGTACGACCACGGCGGAGTTGGCGCAGTTGTCCGGGCGGAAATACCAGAATGTCCGTGTGGCGATCCATAAGGCGTTCCGGCACGGCGGCAGCTACGGCTGCTACGAGGTGGTGCGTCTGGAGGAGGGCGAGTGATGGCAAAGCAGATCGCGATAAACACCGACTGCATGGAGTATATGCGGACGCTGCCGGACAAGGCATTTGACCTCGCCATTGTAGATCCGCCATACTTCTCCGGCCCAGAAAGGCGCGGATATTACGGCAACAAGGTAAGCGCGATTGGTGTACATAGGGACTACCCAATTTCTCCCAAATGGGACGTACCGGGAACAGGCTACTTTTCGCAGCTTGTGCGCGTGGCGAAAAAGTACATCGTATGGGGCTGCAATTACTTTGGTGTCGTCTTTTCACCGGGGCGCATCGTTTGGGACAAGTGCAACGGCAACAGTTCTTTTTCGGACTGCGAGATCGCGGCGACAAACTGCCACGACAGCGTTCGTATCTTTCGCTATATGTGGAATGGGATGTTTCAGGGGAAAAGCATCACGGACGGCACAACGCAGCAAGGAAACAAGGCACTAAACGAGGTACGCATCCATCCGACGCAGAAGCCGGTGGCACTGTATGAATGGCTGCTGCAGAAGTATGCAAAAGAGGGTTGGCGCATACTGGACACGCACCTCGGCAGCGGGAGCAGCAGGATAGCGGCCTACAACCTCGGCTTTGACTTTGTGGGCTGCGAGATCGAACCGACATATTTTCAACTGCAAGAGCAGCGGTTTGCGGAACATACGGCGCAGGAAAGGTTGTTGTGACATGGGCAAGCAGCATTTGAGCCGGGACGACCGTATCTTTATGGACGGTAAGCGCAGAGGCACGCAGGAGTGCATGGACATGGTGGCAATGGCGCTGATCGACAAGTGCGGCTGGCACGTCCAGGAGGAGACGCCGGACAGCCGGGACACCCACAGCATCGCGTACCTGTACGAGTGCTTAGAGAAAATCACGCAGGAGATCAACGAAGGCCGCATCAAGCGCAAGCACATCAAGGACGTGCTGAAGGACGAGTGCGGCGTTGTGTTTGGAGATTAGGAGGTGAAGCGCCATAAAGCACTTGGGAGATATTACAAATATCAATGGCGCGGAAATCAACCCGGTGTGGGTGGTGACGGGCGGAAGTCCCTGTCAGGATCTTTCCATCGCCGGGAAACGCGCCGGTTTGGCGGGAGCGCGAAGCGGCCTGTTTATGGAGCAGGTACGCATCGTAAAAGAAATGAGAGCGGAGGACAAACGGAATGGACGGACAGGTAACATGGTTCGCCCTCGGTATCTCGTTTGGGAGAACGTTGTCGGAGCATTCAGCAGCAACAGAGGACGAGACTTCCACGCCGTGCTGGAAGAAATTGTGCGTATCGCAGAACCAGGATTTTCTCTATCTGGACTGCCGGAAAAGTGGAAATGGACAAAAGCAGGAGCCATTGACGGTGATGGGTGGTCTATCGCTTGGCGAACTCACGACGCTAAGGACTGGGGAAAAACCATCCGAGACAGCCGTACAGGAAATGTTATCCGTCTGGGGACCCCACAGCGTCGCCGAAGAATCTCGGTTGTCGCAGATTTTGGAGGCGAATCCGCTGCCCAAATACAATTTGACCGCGAAAGCGTGTCTGGGCATCCTGCGGCGAGCGGAACGGCGGGGGAAAGACCTGCCGGAGCGGCTGAAAGCGGTTTTAATCCGGCAGTCGCAAGGAGCCTCACCGCAAGAGCGGACGGAAGCCCCTGCGCCGACAGAGGCCCCAACATCGTATGCAGTCCGCATCAGGGGGGGGTGTGACGGAGGAGGAAAAGGCGCGTTAGTGCAGACGGAGAAAAGCGGGACGCTGGGTACGGGCAACGATCAGACGATTTTCTGTCTGCAAGGTAACTGCATTGACCGCGCCGATACCGCCGGATGCAACGGCAAGGGCTGGAAAGCGGACGAGAGCTACACGCTGAACACAATCGACAGACCTGCTGTGTGCGCGGAGGTTGCGTGTATGAATCCGTGGGACGCGCAGAGCGCAAGAGTGTACGATCAGGATGGCGTATGGCACAGTCTGAATGCCAATGAGAACGGCGGTATGGCAAGGGACAGCGTATTGTGCGCCGGGTTTAAGCTGGGCAACAGCGAAAAGGCTCACAGCATCGGATACGAGGAAGAAACAGCTCCCACGTTGAATGCTGAGTGTGGCGGTAATAAACCTGCGGTGATGGCTTTTGCCACAAACCAGAGAGAAGAAGTGAGAGATATTGGCGAGAAATCGGTGGCACTGGCAGCAGAGCCGGGTATGCATTGCCAGACGTTTGTTGCTCAAAAACTACCGGCTGTCGCGCTGGACATGACACACGCCTGCGACGTCATCCGCGAGTGCGGAGAGCAAGTCCCGGCATTGCAAGCGCGAATGGGAACAGGCGGCAATCAAGTGCCGCTTACATACCAGATGAACGGATTTGGAGATTATCGCGCCGCCGAGGTTGCAAGCAGTTGCAAGCAACGGGACTTTAAGGACAGCACAGACCTTGTGTGCGCCGTCGACTGCCGTAATTTCCGAGAGGGCGGAGAGGTAAACGGTACGCTGCAAGCAAAAGAAAGCGGCGGGCAAAGTCTGAACCTGAATAATACAGTCCGGCAGAACATGGTCGTGCGCCGACTGACACCGATGGAATGCGAACGGCTGCAAGGATTCCCGGACGGATGGACGGATATTGGGGATTGGGTTAAAACAGATAAACGCGGGCGCGAAATAAAAGTGAAAGGAAGTGCGGACAGCCCACGGTACAAGGCGCTGGGCAACTCCATCGCCCTGCCCTTCTGGGACTGGATGCTGCGGCGTATGGCGCGGTATCTGCCGGAGGACGCGACGCTGGGGAGCTTATTTGATGGCATCGCAGGGTTCCCGCTGATCTGGGAACGCATACACGGTAAAGGCACGGCGCGGTGGGCAAGCGAGATCGAGGAATTCCCCATTGCCGTGACAAAACTGAGATTCGGGGAGGAGTAGAATGTCAAAGTCTGTTAAAGCACCATTTAAGTTTTCGTATACGCAACCGTCATTAGATTGGTTTGAGACTATCAACGTAGAGATCAAGCCAGACGACTACTATTACTTTGAACTCCAGCGGAGATATGGCTCAGACTGGTGGCTTATCGGAAAAAATCCGCCCATAGAAAATTCTACACGGCTCGAATGGTCGGAAACAGCGCTCGGGAGAATTTCCTGCCGTGACATTGCAAAGTTTGTTGAGTGGGCGAGAATTGACGGCGGTGGAAGCAAAATTGTTGAAATCTCGGCAATTAGCGGCTCTTTCGACCTTCTTCGCGAAATTAAAGCACTTTTGCTTAACCCCGGCATCGCCAAAGCTATGGCGGAGCAATGGGGAGGAGATGCGAGAAAGGAAATGACATGACAAGAGACGAGATCGTGACCGCGCTGCGGTGCCATTGTAATGCAATAGAAACCGGGGTGTGCCCAAAGGATAAGTGCCCTTCGTTTGAAAAACCGGCGCGTTATAAATGCGCTGGTGCGGTTTCCGGGGAAGCTGCTGACCTGATCGAGAACCAGCAGCGGCACATCGAGGCGCTGTTGCAGGCCAACGCCGCCCTGCGGGAGCTGGCGGAGGCCGACAAGAACGGGCGCGTGGTGGTGCTGCCGTGCAAGGTGGGTGATACGGTATGGGTAACAAGCAATCCGTGGACGGGTAAATTGCTAAAAAAACCATTAGATGCCTACGTCAATGGCATAAAAAAGTTTTCTCACGGGGTATATGTGAATGTGCTTTTTGATACCAAAAAAATCAACGGGACAAGGGATTACGAGATCAACCATATCGGCAAGACCGTATTCCTCACCCGCGAGGATGCGGAAAAAGCGTTGGAGGCGATGAAGGATGTTTGAGTTGAAACCTTGCCCGTTCTGCGGAGGTACAAAACTCAAGGTCGAGCGAAAGTCTCGTCTCGCGGGCTGGAATGGGCTTGATATGCGCGTAGAAATGCACACCTACTCTGTCCGATGCAACACCTGCCACGCGCGTGGCGGCGCTGTTGGTGGTCGCGTTATGAATGACCTGTGGACACGCTGCACCCCGCTTCCAGACTGGGCTACGACGGACAAATCTCTGGAAGCAAAAGCAACCGAAGCATGGAACAGGAGGGCTGATAATGGCAACAAAGAGAGTATGTGACCGCTGCGGTGCGGAGATTAACCCGCCCAACTCCGTCACCTATGCCGGTATGCGGCGAATTAAGAACGACATAAACGACAACGCCTACGAGCTGTGTGTTTCGTGCGCTCACGAACTGCGGAAGTGGTTCAACGGGGAGGAGAACGACAATGGCTGAATACATCGACAGGGAAGCGTTTAAGAAAAGCGTCGAGGAGCGTTATTGCAAGCCGTGCAAGGCAGAGGGAAAAGACCACAACGGATGCTGGTGTCGCGCCTGTTGGGTTGACGATATGCTCGATGAGGTAGAGTGTTTCCAGCCCGCTGATGTTGCCCCGGTGGTGCATGGGGTGTGGGCGTGTGTGAATAAAATAGACCCTATTAGTGGATATAGGTGCTCGAAGTGCAGGCGTATAGTGGGGTTTGACCTCACGCCTTACTGCCCCAACTGCGGCGCGAAGATGGACGGAGGTGAAAGTGATGAGGGTGATTGACGCTGACAAACTGGTCGATATGCTTTACGACAACGAATTTGCCGCGCTTTGTCCGTTGGATGAAGTAAGCGGGATAGTCGACGCTTGCCCCACCGTAGACGCAGAGGTCGTGACGCGCTGTAAGGACTGCAAGCACTACGACATGGGTGTCTGCCTGAAAATTTACTCGGACGGCAACGTACACTCAGCGGCTTGGCAGAGCCGCAGGCCGGACGACTTCTGCTCCTACGGAGAGAGAAAGGACTGCGGCGATGCAGATCGGTGATACCCATCCGTGTGCGGTTTCTGACGATGCCGGAGCCGTTCCCCGGCGCCGGGGCAACAAAGGACAATCTGTACCCTGTGCGCAAGGCAACGGTGGTGTATGTGCATCCAAAGGGGCGTTACATCGTGGCGGAGTGCAAGGGCATTCGGGAGACGTTCTTTCCGGAGGATATTATACAGTGCGATTTGCCGGGGCCTCCTCCGATGGAGTATGATTTGGAATACGCGCTGTTTAACCTGACGGAAGTGGACAAGAAGATCATGGCCGCATTAGGAATGCTATGAGTGGGAATCAAAAAAATAAAAAATTTTCCGTTTGAGGGGTGCGCGGGAGATATACATATAGGTATGCTGGATATGCGGGGGCAACCTGCCCGTGCCGATTCATTTCTTTTCTCCTCTTTTCTACCCGGTGGGGGCGGGGCTTCGGCTCCGCCCTGACGGGGAAATATGCGGCATAGGTGCCCAGCAATGGGAGACCACAGCAAGTGACGGGGACTTTCCCTGAAGCGCTAAAGCAGGGCAGGACTGCAATGCCGTACCAACCACACAAGCGGGCGAGGAAGCGCGAGAAGTTAAGTGCACACAAGCTGTGGCCACAGCGGCGGACCGTTAATCCGTAGAAATAGTGTGCGGCTGATGAAAAGGCGCAGCGCGGTGTGATTTCGCCGTGGCGGATGCTATGTATGCTTGCGGGGCACATAGCTCACGGCGGGAACATATCAGGTGAGGCGAAAGCCGGGGAAGGACGCGGCAATGACAAAGGCCAGTGGTGGGAGGCCGCTGGGTCAGGAAAACGAGGTGGTGACAATGGCTGCACGGCTGACAGACCGTCAGAAAAAGAAAATACTGGCGGACTATGTGCAGACAAACAACTACTGCGCCACCGCGAAGATCAACGGTGTGTCTGCGACAACCGTAAAAAACCTGGTGCGGGCGAATGCAGACATTGTGGAAAAGTGCGAACAAAAAAAGGAAGAGAACACGGTGGACGTGCTGGCGTACATGGATGCCCAGCGGGAAACGGTGTGTCAGATCATTGGAAAAGGGCTGGCGGTGCTGAACGATCCGGAGAAGCTGGCGGAGGCCACGCCCAGCCAGATCACGACGGCGATCGGGACACTGATAGATAAGTGGACGACGATGGGGTCTGCTGCGGACAGCGGCGGTGGCGGCGTGGTGCTGATGCCGGAGGTAAAGACGGATGCCTGAGATCGTGTGGAAACCGCAGGAGCGGCAGGCCGTATTTATGGCAAGGCCGGAATATGAAGCCCTGTATGGTGGGGCGGCGGGCGGCGGCAAGAGCGACGCGCTGGTCATCGAGGCGCTGCGGCAGGTGCATATACCGTGGTACAAGGCGCTGATCCTGCGCAAGACGTTTCCGCAGCTGCGGGAGCTGATCGACAAGACGCTGAACTACTACCCCCGTGCGTATCCCAAGGCGCGGTACAACGGCAGCAACCACACCTGGCGGTTTCCCTCCGGGGCGCAGATCGTGTTCGGCAGCATGAACAGGCCGCAGGACAAGATACAGTATCAGGGGCAGGCGTATGACTTTATCGCCTTTGATGAGCTGACGCATTTTACGCAGGAAGAGTACGATTACCTGAAATCCCGTAATCGTCCCAACGGGGCGGGGACGCGGGTGTATATGCGCTCCACAGCCAACCCCGGCAACATCGGGCATGGATGGGTCAAGGAGCGGTTTATCACGGCGGCACCGCCGATGCAGCCCATCACGGAGGAGGCGGTGTGGTATACGCCGGACGGGAAAAAGCACACGGGGCAGCAGCAGCGGATATTCGTGCCGTCATCCGTATTTGACAACAAGATCCTGATGGAAAATGACCCGTTGTATGTGCAGCGGCTGGCCAGTATGCCGGAGGCGGAGCGGAATGCCCTGCTGTACGGCAACTGGGACAGCTTCGAGGGGCAGGTGTTCACCGAGTGGCGCAACGACCGGGAACACTATCTGGACAGGAAGCAGACCCACGTCATCGAGCCGTTCCGCATTCCGGAGGACTGGGTGATCTGGTGCGGGCTGGACTGGGGCTATTCCCGGCCGTTTTCCGTGGGGTGGTACGCGGTAGACAGAAACAGGCGGATGTACCATATCCGGGAGTTTTACGGATGCAACGGTACGCCCAACCGTGGCGTGATGTGGGAGCCGACCAAGGTGGCGCAGGAGATACGGCGCATCGAGGCGGACGATCCCAACCTGCGGGGGCGGGACATACACCGCGTGGGCGACCCGGCGATCTGGCAGAGCGACGGTACGGAGAGCGTAGGCGCGCTGATGGAGCGGGAGCGTGTGTATTTCGAGAAGGGCGACCATGCACGGATCAACGGCAAGATGCAGATCCACCACAGGCTGGCGTTCGACGCAGACGGCGTACCGATGCTGTATGTGTTCGACACCTGTAAGAACTTCATCCGGACGGTGCCGAACATGGTCTATGACCAGACAGACGTAGAGGACATCGACACGGACGGAGAGGATCATATCTACGACCAGCTGCGGTACGTCTGCATGAAGAATCCCATCGGGCCAAGGGACATGGGACACATCGTGGAGCGGCCCTATTCGCCGCTGGACACGGAGGACGAGTACAGGCCAAGCCGGTACGCATTTTATCAGACCTATTAAGGGGGACATGATATGGAGAGATTCGGCATCCCCGGCATCGTGCCGGAGGACGGTATGCCGCCGGAGATGGCGGCGATGCTGCTGGAGCGGACGGACGACACGCCCACCATCACAGAGAAGGACGTGGAGCGCGGCATCGACCTGCTGGGGCGGTACAAAAACGGAAAGGGCAATCTGGAGAGCCGGGTGGTCAACGACGAGCTGTGGTGGGAGCTGCGGCACTGGGAGGGCATCGGGCAGAGCAAGGCCAAACTGGTGGACAATAGCGGCAAGGAAGTCCTCTCCTCCCCGCCCCAGCCCAAGCCTACGTCGGCGTGGCTGTTTAACACCATCCAGAATAAGCACGCGGACGCGATGGACAACTACCCGGAGCCGGTGGTGCTGGCACGCGAAAAGAGCGACGAGCAGAGCGCAAAGACGCTGAGCCAGATCTTGCCGGTGGTGCAGGAGTACAACCATTTTGAGCAGGTGTACTCCGACAACTGGTGGGAAAAGCTGAAGCACGGCACGGCGGTGTATGGCGTGTTTTGGGACAGCAAAAAGGACAACGGGCTGGGCGACATCGAGATTCGGGACATCGACCTGCTGAACCTGTTCTGGGAGCCGGGGATCACGGACATCCAAAAGAGCCGGAATCTGTTTATCGTGGATCTGGTGGACAACGACCTGCTGGACAGCGAGTACCCCCAGCTCAAGGGCAAGCAGAAGGGCAAGGTCGTGGACGTGAAGGAGTACATCTACGACGACACCGTGGACACCAGCGAGAAGAGCGTGGTGGTGGACTGGTATTACAAGGTCAAGACGCCCAGCGGTAGGACGGCGCTGCACTACGTCAAGTTTGTAGGGTCTACCCTGCTGTACGCCAGTGAGAACGATCCGGAATACCGGGAGCGAGGCTTCTACGATCACGGGATGTATCCGGTGGTGCTTGACGTCATGTACCCGGAAAAGGGTACGCCCATCGGCTTTGGGTATGTGGCGATCTGCAAAGACCCCCAGCTTTATATCGACAAGCTCAGCGCCAACATCCTGGAAAACTCGATGATGGCAACCAAAAAGCGCTTTTTCGTGTCGGAAAGTACGGCTATCAACGAGCAGGAATTTATCGACTGGAATCGCCCGCTGGTACACGTCAACGGTGAGATCGGCGACCAGCGGATCAAGGAGATCGTCACCCAGCCGCTTTCCGATATCTACGTCACGGTGGCGCAGATGAAGATTGAGGAAATGAAGGACACGGCGGCGAACCGGGACGTGAACTCCGGCGGCACCTCCAACGTGACGGCGGCAGCGGCTATTGCCGCCTTGCAGGAGGCCGGAAATAAGGCCAGCCGGGATATGATCGCCGCCAGCTACCGCGCCTATACCCAGATCAACACGCTGTGCGTGGAGCTGATGCGGCAATTTTACGACGTGAGCCGCAGCTTCCGCATTACCGGCGAGGGCAACGAGTATCAGTTTGTAGACTTCGACAACGCGGGCTTGCAGGATCAGGTGACGGGGCTTGACACACTTGGCAACGAAATGTACCGCCGTCCGGTGTTCGACCTGAAGATCAAGGCGCAGAAAAAGAATCCTTTCTCCCGCATGGAGCAAAACGAGCGGGCAAAGGAACTGTACTCCCTGGGATTTTTTAATCCGGATAACGCGCAGGCCAGCCTGACGGCGTTGGAGATGATGGACTTTGAGGGCATCCAGACCGTGCGGGAAAAGGTGATGCAGGGGCAGACCCTGCTGAATATGCTGATGCAGATGCAGTCGCAGATCGCCATGCTAACGGGCGCTATTATGCCGCAGGAGGGCGCAAGCGCTGCACCGGCGCAGACTGGCGGCGGCGCACCTGCGGAGGCCACCAGCCAGCTTGCAAGCGGCATCATGCAAGCGCAGACGCCTATGACCGGCTACGGGGAGGCATTGGCAAAGCGGAGCACGCCCAGCCTATGACGAAGGTAACGCTGCATCACGGGGACAACTTCTCCGTGAGGTGCGAGGGACACGCCACGGGATACCCCGACGTGTGCGCGGCGGTGAGTTGTCTCTTGTACACGGCGGCGGGGTGGCTGCACAACACGCAGGAGGCGAAGCTGGTGCTGGAACGGCTGGACAGCGGGGATGCGTACCTGCGCTGGCACGGCTGTAGGTGGCTGTATGATCTGCTGGAAATCGGCTTTTTGCAGTTGGAAATGGCAAAGCCGGAGGCGATCTCCGTAAAAATCGGGGAAAAATAAAAATATTTTTCGTTTTAGGGGTGCGGGAGACCGCGCCCCCTTTCTATGATATAGATACTTCCTCCCTGCCTGCGCGGTGTGACGGCGGTGATGAGCCGCCGCCCGCCGCAAGGGTGGATAGGGAGCGCTGCACGGGAGCGATATGCCCGCGAATTAAAGGAGGAACAGATATGTACCTTTACAGAATCTCCCTCGGCCTCTTTGACGGCGAGGGCGGCGATGGGGCGACAGCTGCCACCGCACAGGGCGAGCCACAGGAAAGCTCCGGTACCACCCGCCAGAGCAAATCGGGCGCACTGGCCAACGTCAAGTACGGCAAACAGGCGGAGAGCCAGACGGAAGTACAGTCCGACGCCGGGACTGAGGATAAGGTGAAGGACGTGGAGACCACGTCCGACGCGCTGGAGGCCAAGAAAAAGGCTTTCCGGGAGCTGATCAACGGGGAGTACAAGGATCTGTACACCCAGGAGACACAGCGGATGATCGACCGGCGCTTCAAGGAGGCGCGGGAGACGGAGAAACGGATGCAGTCCTACCAGCCGGTGCTGGATACGCTGATGGAGCGGTACGGCATCGAGGATGGGGATGCAAAGCGTCTGCTGGAGGCTGTGGACAACGACCACGCCTACTGGAGCGAAGCCGCCGAGGAGGCGGGCATGAGCGAGGAGCAGTACAAGGAGTTCCGCCGTCTGCGGCGGGAGAACGCCGAGCTGCTTCGCGGCCAGCAGATGCAGCAGCAGGAGGCGCAGATCCGGGCGCAGAGCGAGAAGTGGTACATGGAGGCGGAGGCCATGAGGGGCAATCCCTTGTACCAGAACTTTGACCTTGTGCAGGAGCTGCAAAACGACGAGTTCGTGAACCTGCTGAAAGCCGGTACACCGATGGAACACGCCTACAAGGTGATGCACTTTGACGAGCTGATGGGCAACGCGGTACAGGCCGCTGCCGCCAGCACGGAGAAGAAGGTGGCCGATAACGTCCGGGCCAAGGGCAATCGTCCCAGTGAGAACGGCACCAGCTCCAACAGCGCGTTTGTTACAAAGACGGATCCCTCGAAGCTGACGAGAGCGGATTTTGAGGAGATCGAGCGGAGAGTAGCAAGAGGCGAACGCATTTCCTTTTGACCTACGGCTCCGCTGCGAGAAAGGAGCTATTACATGAACAAAATCTATAACGACCTGTACCTGATGCCGGTGGTGCTGAACCTGTTTGACGCATACACCAATACCACACTGGATCCCGGTCTGAGCGACGAGATGAAGGTGTACTACTCTATGCGCCTCATCAACCTCGCAGAGCCGGAGCTGATCCATGACCAGTTTGGCCAGAAGCACCCCATCCCCAAGAACAGCGGCAAGACAATCGAGTTCAGAAAGTATGACAGTCTTCCAAAGGCGTTGGTGCCTCTGACCGAAGGTGTGACACCCGCCGGTCAGAAGCTGAGCATGGGCGTGATCCGCGCCACCATCAAGCAGTACGGCGATTACATCGAGCTGTCCGACATCCTGGAGCTGACGGCCATCGACAACAACCTGGTGCAGGCCACCCGCCTGCTGGCATCTCAGGCAGGCCGTACCGCCGACACCATCACCCGCGAGGTGCTGGCTGGCGGCACCAACGTGGTGTACGCCGGTGGGGCGAAGGATCGCTCTGAGCTGGTGGGCGGCGACAGCACCGCCGAGAACAACAAGTACCTGACGGTGGACGACATCCGCAAGGCTGTACGCGCCCTGAAGGTCATGAACGCTCAGAAGATCAACGGGTACTTTGCCGGTATCATCCATCCCGACACCGCCTATGACCTGATGAGCGACAAGAAGTGGGTGGATGTGAAGACCTACTCCGACCCCGACGGCATCTACGAAGGCGAGATCGGCAAGATCGAGGGCGTGCGCTTTGTGGAGACCACAGAGGCAAAGATCTTCCACGCCACTCCCCTGAAGATCGAGGACGGCGCCGAGGAAAGCGCCCGCAACCTGACTGCCAAGAGCGCGACCGGGAAGGTCATTACCATCAAGGAAAAGCTCACCGACAAGCAGGCCAAGGCGCTGATCGGCAGAGACATTCTGATCGGAAAGGATCTGCTGGAGGTGGAATCTGCTGCCGCAGGTGCTGCCGGTGCTGCTACCATCACTACGAAAACGGCACCTGCCGCTGTGACCGACGGCACGGTGGTGTATCCCGGCGAGGGCGGCGCAAATGGCCGCGACGTGTACTCTACCCTGATCCTCGGTGCGGACGCCTACGGCGTGACGGAGCTGGAGGGTGGCGGCTTGCAGCATATCGTCAAGCAGCTGGGTTCCTCCGGTACGGCTGACCCGCTGAACCAGCGTGCCACCGCAGGCTGGAAGCTGACCAAGGTGGCGGAGCGTCTGGTGGAACAGTACATGGTTCGTATCGAGTCCGCCTCCACCTTTGAGAGCGGCGCGATGAACTGACGGTAACGCGGAGGGGGTCATTCCCCTCCGCATACCCAAAATGCAAGGAGGAATGAGCATGGCTGACAACAAGAAGCAGAGAACTCCGGAGGAGATGGAAAAGGCGCTGGCAGCAGCTAACGAGGCGCTGGCGCAGGCCAAGAAGGAGGCGGAGGATGCCAAGGAGGCCGCGAAAGCAGCAGAGGCCGTTATGCGCGGCATGGCGGCAGGGGAAGCCTCCGACGACGGCATGGTGCCGTTCTGGGCGTTCAAGGATGACGACCGGTACAAGGACGACATCGTGGTGGGCTGGAACGGCAAGGTATACCGCATCCAGCGCGGCAAGCACGTCCGCATTCCCCGCGAGGTGTACAACATCATCCGCCGCTCGATGGCGCAGGACGCGGCGACGGCGGAGATGCTGGAGCAGAAGAGCCGGGAATATGAGGCGGTCAAGGCGCAGCTGAACTGACAACTGCATACTACCGCGAGACACGAAAATGGCTGTGACACGGCGCAGCAAGTCAAAAGGGAAGCGCCCCTTCTGCCTTGCTGCGCCGTCTTTCAGCAGAAAGGACGTGAAACATGACAAGAACGATCCCGCTGAAAATACAGAATGAATACATCGCCGGTGACAAGGTGCTGATCGGTGCGGCGGGAAGCCACAATGATGTGGTGCTGCGGATGGAGTTCTCGCCTATGTGGGATGGGCTGGCGAAAACGGTACAGTTCTGCGATGCGCTGGGTGAGAGCACCGTGGAGGTGCTGCTGGCTGCACAAATGTTGGAGAGCGGTACCACCAACGTCTACCGTGTGCCGGTGCCGAACGGGGCGAAAAAGTACGCGGGAGATATGGCGTTTGCCATCAAGGGTGCAGAGGCTTCAGGCGGCAAAGAGGCGCGGGCGACTACGGCGGTATACGGCACCTTTACAGTCGGTGAGAGCAAGTGGAGCGGCAGCGCAGAAACGGAACAGGACGTGCCGCCAACACAGGCAGCGCAGATGCAGACACAGATCGATGCGATACTTGGCACAATACAGGATGCGCGAGAGGCGGCAAATGACGCAAGGGCATCAGCGAACGCGGCGGAGGCCACCGAAAAGCGAGTTTCGGAGGTTATCGTCAGAACACCGGTCATCGTAAACGGATATTGGTATGTGTGGGATGACAACGTTCGAGGGTACATCGAAACAAACATAAAGGCAGAGGGGCAGGATGGGGTCTGCGTGCCGACAGGAGGTTTGTTTGGCACAGGCGTTTCGGAAGACGGACACTTGCTGGTATATTACGCGGGCGATACGCCTCCGGCTCTTACCGTAAATGATGCAGGCCATCTTATTTTTACGCTGGAAAACGGGAACGTGATCGACATTGGCCGCGTGACGGGCCCTGCCGGACCTATAGGCGAACCGGGCGGAAAGGGCGAACCCGGCGTGCCGGGCAAGACGCCGGTGAAGGGCGTTGACTATTTCACGGCGACGGACAAGCAGGAAATCGTGGACGCGGTGCTGGCTGCGCTGCCGGACGGGACGGAGGTGGACTACTGATGGCATATGTTGATCTGGGCGCGGTCAGCGCCTATGCAGACGCAAAGCGCGGTGGCTACACCGGGACATACGCGGAGTTCTGCCGGATGCTGGCGCACATCCCTGCTATTGCCCGCGTCAACGCCAACCTGCTGGTCAACTGGGACTTTGGCAATCCCGTGAACCAGCGCGGGAAGACGAGTTACGCGGGAACCGGCTACGGTGTGGATATGTGGTATACCACCGGCGCTACGCTGTCTGTGGACGTGACGGCGGAGGGCGTCAAGCTGTACAAGAACGCCGCGTCCGCCAACCCTGCATGGGCGCAGGCACTGGAAACGGACGCGGCGGTCGGGCAGACGGTAACGGTCTCTATGCTCTACAAGGGGAGTGGAGAGGGCGCCTCGCTGCGCGTGGCGCAGTCTGGCGGCATCGTGACGCTTGCCAATGTGTCCGACTGGACGCTGGTGCAAAAGACGTTTACGCTCGAAAAGTGGAGCGTCGGTACGTTGCAGGATCGCGCCATCGTGGCGATTCAGTGCTTCGAGAACATGGCGGCTAATCAGGGGCTGTACATCAAGGCCATCAAGCTGGAGCTGGGTGAGCAGCAGACGCTGGCACATCAAAATGGCGACGGCGCGTGGGTGCTGAACGAGATCCCGAAGTTCGGGGAGCAGCTGGCGGCGTGCCAGCGGCATCTGATCCCGCTGTCCTCGTACCAGTGTCCGGCAGCCAGACTGGGGGCTAACGAGATCCTGTTTTTCGTGCCGCTGCCGGTGACCATGCGGACACTGCCCACCATCAAGCAGAACGGCTTTCAGGTAATGAGCAAGTCCGGCGAAGTGCAGACGGGCTTCACGTTCTCCGTGTCCTCGCTGCGCAGCAACGGTGTGATCATCAACGCCTCCAAGACGGGACACGGGATGACGGATGCGGGGCTCAGCGCCGGCACGCTGTCCCTGCTGTCGGCAGAGCTGTAAGGAGGGAGCGGATGAAAAAATTATATGAAGAATCCTCCGTGCAGGACATCGCTGCTGCCATCCGCGAGAAGAACGGCAGCAACACCAAGTATGCCATCGGACAGATGGCGGCGGCGGTGCGGGCGATAAGCACCGGACTGAAAACTGAGGTATACACCTACAATCAGTGCCGCCCGGAAGTGGAAAGCTACCTTAAAAACGTCACCTATGACCCGGCAGATTACACCGTATCGCGCATAGCGGATTATGTACAAACAGTAAGTGCAAACAGACCTGTTGGCGTATCTATCACGATGCAGTCCGCCGGAACACTGACAATCGTGGACGGGTACACCGGTAACAGTGTTTCGCAGCCGGTCAGTGCAGGCGCGATCACAGTTTATAACTGTACGCCCGGCGCCACCTCTAAGTTTGTTTTAACTGACTCAGGCGGCAACATCATTCAGCAGGGGCTTATTAAACCGACGGGCGCGTGCCGTATGATAAATATGCTGAACGTGGATAACGTGCGGGATCTCGGCGGCTGGTCGTGCGACGGCGGGACAGTCAAGTACGGCAAGCTGTTCCGAGGCGGCGAGATGTATGGGTATCTGACCGACGACGGCAGACGACAGGCAATTGATATGCTCGGAATACTCAAGGAGATTGACCTCCGGTTTGAATCTGACTTAAACGGCAGGACAGAAAGCGGCTTTGGCGGCCCGGTCGAGATGCTATGGGTCGATATGACGTGGAACGACTTGTCATATCAGAAGGAGAGCGGGAACATTAAGGCGATTTTTGACTCGCTCTTCGACTACGTTATCGCCGATCAGCCAACCTATTTTCACTGTTCTGCTGGCGCAGATCGCACCGGCGTTGTGGCGTTGGTATGCGAAGCGGTATTGGGTATGTCGCAGTCTGACATCGACAAGGACTATGAATTGACAAACTTCTTCTCTGGGGTCAGCACGGACGCCCTTGCCAGACGACGAAACGAGCAGGTTTGGACGCGGGAGATCAACTACATCAACACCTATTCCGGAGCTACTTTCCGGGATAAAGTGGTAAGTCTGCTGCTATCTTGCGGCATCACGATTGACAAGATCAATGCGTTTCGCGCTGCCATGATCGACGGAACGCCCGCTGCATTGTCGGCGGAGATCGCAACATACAGCGTCACAAAAACACTCACTGATGTCACGGTCAGCAACGGAGCGGCATCTGTGCAACAGTACCAGCCGTTCATGGCAAGCATCGCTCCCGCGAACGGCAAATTGATCGAATCCATTAAGGTGACGATGGGCGGGAAAGACGTGACTGCCGCTGTGTTGCGTGGCAACACGGACGTGCTGCGGCGAGCTGTACGGGCCGCTTTGACAAAATGCACAAGCAGCAACAAGCGTGTGTATGCCATAGACGGCCAATCCTACGTCACTGCAATTACAGCGGATGTTGGGCACGAGGTCAGCAGTGTTAAAATTATGATGGGAGGTGTGGACGTGTCCGCATATTACAAGGATGGTATCATTGCAATCCCCGCAGTTACTGGAGATATTGTCATCACTGCGAAAGCCGTAACGCAGGCGCCGAAGTATACAAACGTGGTGCTTGCGGCCGTGAACGACAAGGGCGCGTCAATGCCGTATCAGGACAATTACAACCTGTCATCCTCTGGCGCACCGCAGAGTGATAATGATGGGCACGTGACTACCGGGTTTATCCCTTTGGCTGGAAACGTGACGAACCATGTTTACCGTATCGCCGGTAGTGGCATCGAATTCAGTAAATCTGATACGTATAGCCGTGTTGCGTGGTATGATGCTAATTTTGCACTGCTGAAGTCGGTAATGCCGGCAAAGTGGATTGACTCCAGTCAGTGGTTCCCTGTTAGTATCGAAGAAGTTAATACGGCAATGACATTTCAGCCGACTGACAGTAGCACGAACGTTCCCACATCTGCCGCATATTTCCGGGTGTCGGCAAAGGGCAAGGGTGCGAATCTCGTCATCACACTGGACGAGCCGATTGAGTAAGGAGGGGCCTGATGGAAGCATGGACGAATGTCGGCGTGCCGCTGATCGTGGCGCTGCTGACCTCCACCGCCCTGTGGGGCGTGGTGAGCAAGGTGATCCTCAAGCGGATGGAGCTGACGGCCAAGCGCAGCAAGGCGGACGAGGCGGAGCGGAAGATGCTGGTGGGGCTGGCCCACGACCGCATCATTCACCTCGGCATGGTGTACATCGAGCGGGGCTACGTCACGCAGGACGAGTACGAGAATTTGCAGGTGTACCTCTACGAGCCGTATGAGGAGATGGGCGGCAACGGCAGCGCACGGCGCGTCATGGAGGAATTGCGGAAGCTGCCCATACGATAGGGCATAAAATGGAACAGGCGCAGACGCGCCGGAAAGGAAAAAATCATGAAGCTGAACAACAAGGTATATGACATCCTCAAGTGGCTGGTCATCATTGTCATGCCCGCCGTGGCTACGCTGTACGCGGCGCTGGCGGCGGTGTGGGCGTGGCCCTACCCCGACGAGGTGGTGACCACCATCACCGCCGTGGATACGTTCCTCGGCGCGGTGCTGTGCATCTCTACGGCGCAGTACCACAAGGAGGTGAAGAACAATGGCTAGGCGGGTGTATCTGTCCCCCAGCGACCAGCGGCGGAACACCTACGCGGTGGGCGGCACCACCGAGGCCATCCAGTGCGGACGCATTGCAGAGGCCTGCAAGGCCGCTCTGGAGCGCTCCGGTGTGGAGGTCATGCTGGGGCAGTACGACACGATGGCAAACCGAGTAGCGGCGTCTAACCGCTTTGGGGCTGATCTGCACGTGCCTATCCACTCCAACGCCTGCAACGGCAAGGCCAGCGGTACGCACCTGTTCTGTTACAGCGGTGACCGGAACAGCGCTGGGTACAAGGCGTGTCAGGCGGTGCTGGATGTGCTGGGGCCTGTGACGCCGGGTGCGCCGGATGTCATTCGGGCGTATCCTGCACTGTACGAGGTGAGGTACCCTGCCGCCACGACAGTGTATATCGAGACGGAATTCCACGATGTTCCCAGTGTTGCTCAGTGGATCATCGACAACACCACCCTGATCGGCGAGACCATCGCCAAGGGGCTGTGCAACGCGCTGGGTGTACCCTTTGTGGAGAGCGCCAACGCGCCGGTGCCGGTGCCTGCGGAGAAGGACACGACGCTGCCCATGCAGGTACGGATGCTCAAGCGCGGCATGGAGGGCGCGGACGTGAAGACCCTGCAAGCAGCGCTGATTGCCTACGGCTTTTCCTGCGGTGCAGCTGGGGCCGATGGGGACTTTGGTGCTGGCACAGAAGCAGCGCTGAAGAAGTTCCAGACCAAGTACGGCCTCGGTGCTGACGGTATCGCCGGGAAAGGGACTTGGGGCAAACTGCTGAGTAAGTAAGGAGGGAAAGCATGACGGTGACGGAAACGATCTCCAAGGCGGATGAGCTTCGGATGAACACCATCAGCGACGAGCAAAAGGCGGCGTGGGTGATGGGACTGGATAAGGAGATCGGGGAACGGTTATGCACAGAATCCCGCGTACACGACTGGCCTACGGGGGACGGGGAGCTTCTGCTCCCTTCCCCGTATGACCGGGTGTATGTGCTGTATCTGTGCAGCCAAATCGACTACTACAACAACGAAACAGCGCTGTACGGCAACGACAGAACGGTGTACGACGAGGCGCTGGGTGAGGCGCTGGCGTGGTGGCGGCGGAACAACTGCCCCGCGTATAGCGGGAATGTGCAGGTGATGTGATGCGGGTACCTGAGCTACCCAATGAGCTGCGGCCTAACAGAGCGGAGACGGTGCAGATGCGAGGCATCAACTGGTCGGACGCCCTGCGAGAGGGTGACCTGCGGGACAGTATGAACGTATCTGCCAGACGGTGGCCGTACCTGACGACGCGAAAGGGTCGCGTAAAGCAGGCAGCATATAGCAAAGCTACGGCGCTGACCGCATGGGAAAAGCTTGTGGCAGTGCAAGGGACTTCCCTTCTATACGATGGGAAAACTGTTGGCAAAGTTACGGCTGGCAAAAAACAGTTTGCCGTTGTCAACACAAAGATGGTGATCTGGCCGGACAAAGTGTATCTGGACATTAACGACAAAAAGGTTAAACCTTTGGCAGCGACGGTGACGGGCAGCAAGGCGACATTCACCAAAAACAAAATGACCGTTGCGGGGTGGCCGGATTTACGCAAGCTGTTCAGGGCAGGAGACGGTGTAGAGCTGTCCGGCTGCGAGACACAAAAGAGCAACAATAAGCATTTTGTGATCAAGGGCGTGTCGGCAACTGCAATTTCTGTGGCGGATGAGACATTTACGGAAGCGGAGGAGGCAAGTGCGTCCATTACGCTGGCACGAAAAATCCCGGAGCTGGATTTTATTTGCGAGAGCGAAAACCGGCTTTGGGGCTGCAACAGTAAGACGCAGACCATCTATGCCAGTGCCTTGGGAGACCCTACCAACTTTAACGTATTCGAGGGCGTGGCGACGGATTCCTATGCGGTGGCTGTTGGAACGGACGGGAAATTCACCGGATGCTGCAAGCTTGCCTCCTCGGTGCTTTTCTGGAAGGAGACGAAGCTGCACAAGATGCTGGGCAGTTTCCCGGCTGAATATGCCCTGTACACTTACGAGATGGAGGGATTGCAAGACGGGTGCCACAAGAGCCAGCAGGTCATTAACGACACGCTGTTTTACAAAGGCCCTCACGGGGTATACGCCTACTCAGGCGGCACACCGTCACTGGTCAGTGAGAATTTCGGAGAGAAGGACTTCTCCTGCGCAGTGGCGGGCAACGACGGCGACAGCTATTACCTGAGTGTGAAGGACGGCAACACATACCGCCTGATGGTGTATGAGACAAAGACCGGAATGTGGGTGCTGGAGGACGGCACGGAGGCCGTGGACTTTGCCCGATTAGGTCGGAAGTTATATCTGCTGGACGGAAACGGGAATGTGTACCTTCTGGACGGCGAGGAAACGCCGCAGACACAGCCGTGGATGGCTCAGCTGGCTCCCATGTATGAGACGCTGAACGGGAAAAAGGCGTACTCCAAGCTGATGCTGCGGCTGGAGCTGCCGCTTGGCAGCTATGTGATCGCCAAGATGCGCTGTGACGGGAAGCCGTGGCAGGAGTGCGGGCGGGTGATCGGTCGGGAGTTCAACGTGACCACAATGCGGCTTGTCGCCAACCGATGCGACAAATTTGAGCTACGGCTGGAGGGAAAAGGCCCGTGTACCATCCTCGGACTTTCCAGAGAGTTCATTGTGGGGAGTGATGTGAAATGATCGTTTTTCCGGAGAGAATGAATACCGTGCAGAAGGGAGATCCCGCCGCCGCCTTGCAGACGGTTGAGCGGTATATTAACTATATGTGCCAGCGTGTCGAGTGGGCGCTGGGCAACGTAGGAAAGACCGTCACGGAGGCAGGGGTCAGCAATGCGGAAATGTATAGCTTGATCCTTACACTGCAAAATATCGTGTCTGCGTTGCAAAGCACGGTGAACAGCCACGGAGCCAGTATCTCCTCCCTGCTGCAAAACGTGACGATGCAGGGCAACGACCTTACGGCGGTGACAAAACGTGTCACAGAGCTGGAAAACAAATATGCCGCGCTGGAAAAGCGTGTGACAGCTTTGGAAAACAGAGGACAGGAGGTGCCGTAATGGCGAAATTCGCAGATCGTATTAAAAAGAAGAAAGAAAGAAATGAGAATAAGACATGGGACGTATACACAAAGCCGGAGGAAAACGGGGCTGGTACGTCCGGATATCAAGGCTATACGCAATCGTCTTCCGTCTATCCGGCTGGTATTGGAGAAATGCCAATCTACAATACGGAATATATGCAGAACTCTAAAGCGCTTGCGGATAAGCTCCGCGATATGGACTACGCAGGATGGACGAATGGAGACCAGTATAAGTCCTTGCAAAACCGGTATAGCGCAAGCGGAAGAATGGGGATGCAGGACGTTATGGGCCAAGTTGCTGCGCGTACTGGTGGACTTGCTTCTTCTTACGCGACGTCCGCCGCACAGCAGCAGTACAATTACTATATGTCTCAACTCGAGGATGTTGCAAGACAGATGTATGCGCAGGAACGGGATGACATTCTGCAAAATGCAAATTTGTACAGAAATCTTGCGATTGACGAATACGGGAGATACAGAGACGAACTGTCTGACTATAACGCCAGATATGCAGCTATGCGGGCGGCGTCCAGAACTGGCAACGGCGAGGGGCCTTCTGGCAGACCGGATCCGAGCAGGTACTACACAAAGCGAGGTGAAAATCTCGTAAATGTCCCCAATTACGGCGAGGTAAGTTACGAGGATGCAGAGACATTGGAGAAGAAGGGATATATCAAGCTGATTGGCGTTGACAAAAACGGGAAGCCTGTTTTTGCCCCGACAACCAGAAAGAACTATGTAGACCCTGTAAAACTGACAAGATAAGGGGGAAACGATATGCCGAGACCCACGGGCGGCACCGCGCAGGAGCGGATCATGCTGCGAGCAAATGCCATTGGAAAAGTAAAGGAACCGGAAGAAAACACGGCGCGGTCGCGGATCCTTAGCCGTGCCGCAGAGATGGGCGAGGTAACGCCTGCGGAAGCTGCACCGAAATATGCGGAGGAAACGACGCGGGAGCCGTACAGCATTGCTGCACTGGGTGCTGGCAATTACGGTGCGGACAAGCGCATTTTCGGGGAGGGGTATAATTACGGTCATGGTCTTGCAAAGGCAGGGCTGATCGGTCTGTCGCAGATTGCCAAGGTAGGAACCAGCGCGGGAGCGTGGGCGGAGAATCTGCTGGGTGCTTTCATAAAAGAAGGTTCGAACGGCGTTGTGGCTCCGGATACGAGCAAATGGCTTTTCAACCGATGGAATCAGAACGTTGACGCAGAGGCGGAGGGTATTCGGCAGAAGTACGCGGAAAATACGGCGCGAGGCGGACGGGCAGCGGAGGTCGCAGAAGATCTGGGAGCGGCAACGGTGGCAGCTGTGCCGCAGGCTGTGGCGGCTATACTCACCGGCGGTGCAAGCTCTGTTATGACGGCGGAGCAGTTGGCAGCGCAGGCGGCAACTTCTCCCGGTATCGTAAACACGATTTCAACTGGTATGCGGACGATGGTCAAAGACCCCAACTTCCAGCTCTCTTTTGCGCAGGTATTTGGCCCCGGATATGAACAGGCAAAAGCGGACGGCGCAGACGACTTCCGCGCCACGGTATACGCCGTGGGGAACGGCCTGATGAACGCGGCGGTCGAGGTCGGCGGCGGTATCCAGACGCTGCCCAAGGAGCTGCAAGGCGGCACCTCCGCATGGAAAGCGTGGGTGGATTCCATGCTGGACGAGGGCAAGGAGGAGGCCGTGCAGGGCGTGATCGAACGCGCGATGCAGAACGCCGTGTACGACAAGGGCAATCCTCTGGTCGGTATCGGGAATGACGCCATTTTTGACCCTGCGGCGGCGGCAGAGGAGTTTGCAGGCGGCGCGGTCGTCGGCGGCATTTTGTCAGGCGGGCAGATCGGGGTCAATGCGCTGGGAAACCGCGTGGCGTATGACGCGGCAAAAGCGCAGTACAATCGTGACGTGCAGCGGAACACCGCGCCGGAGATCAACACCAAGGCAGCGGAGGCGGTGGAGGCTGTGACGCGGGGCGAGACCATCACCGGCAATCAGGCGGCAGCTATCGCCCGTGACCCGGTGGCGGTGGAGGTGTTGGAGCAGCGCACCGGCGTGAAGTTGGACACGGACAAGCCGATCAGTCAGGTAAAACGGGACATTGCGGGGCTTGCAAGCCGCGAGGTGACGCAGGAAGCGCAGAGGGATGCACCTCCCTCCCCTGCTGCGCAGAAACGCGCAGAGAAGCGCGTAGGCGGTTTTTTGGAAAACGGGCAAAAGGCGTATCAGGAAATGAGCCGGACGGCAGAGGACGCACCCTCCCTGTATGCGGGATTTTCCAGCGTGTACAACGCGGGGCTGAACGGCATCGAGGCGGACAAGGCCAAGGGCAAGTACGCGGCGATGCTGACGCCGGAGCAGCGGTACGCGGCGTACAACGCCGGTCTGGAGGACGCACGGGTGCAGTTGGCGCGGGAGAACGCAGAGGTGGCGTCCGTGACAACCACAGCGGGTGCCGGTCTGGCGGACAACGAGTACAGCCGGGGTCTGATTGCGGCAAAGAAGGACACCGCCGCCACGCTGAACGCATGGGGCAAGAATCTGGGCGTCCGGATCGAGATCGTGAATCAGGTGCTGGGCGGCAGAGCCAACGGCCAGTACATCAAGGAGCAGAATCTCATCCAGATCGCCGCTGACAGCGACAAGCCGCTTTTGAACGTGACCGCCCACGAAATCACCCACCGGATGCAGGACTTGTCCCCCGCTGAATACCGGAAGTTCCGGCAGGCGGCGGTGGAGTACAAGATGCAGGAAAACGGCGCGGACACAGAGGCGGAGATCGTGGAGCGGTACATGGAGGCGGCGGAGCAGGAAGGCGTGACGCTGACGCGGGACGAGGTGATGGACGAGCTTGCAGCGGACTTCGCCGGTGATATGCTGGACGACGCAGACCTGTTTGCCAAGTTCTCCAAGGAAAACCGGACGGCGGCGCAGAAGCTGCTGGACAGCCTGAAGGAGTTTCTTGCCAAAGTCAAAACCGCGTTCACCGGCAAATACCGCGACATGGCGGCGCAGGAGGCATACGGCAAGGATTTTGCCGAGCTGGAGGACATTGCAAAGCAGTGGCAGGCGGCTTTTGACGCGGCGGAGCGGCAGGCGGGAATCAGTTCTTCCGTGCGCCCCGGCGACACGGTGCAGTATGACGATGCAGTTTACTCCCTCCGTGTAACGGACAAAGACACGCTGGACTTTTTGGATAAGCAGAAAACCATCACAACGTACAAGACCATGCAGCTTGTAGACGGCAAACTGTATCCTCCGATGGCGGCGCGTGTAGACGGTCGTTATGAGGATGCCAGTGAGCTTGGCAAGTGGGAGATGGCTGTTGAGCGTCCTGATTTGGCAAAGGACGGCAAGTTCAAACTGGACAAGGGTAAGGGACAAGGCAGTCTTATGGCGGCGTATAACCCGTATATGCATTCGTCTAACCTTGTACTGAACGACCAGTTCAGCGGCGCGTACACGCGGGATAATCTGGTAACCGTCGAGTGTGAGGTGCCGGTAAGCGAAATGACTTCCGGGTACCACGCAGACGGCGCGAAAGACAGCGTCGGCTGGCATTCATGGCACACCGGCACGGTGGCCGGTCAGGTACGAAAGGCGACCGGCATGGAGCGCCAAGTGTTTCTTTCCCGCTGGATCAAGCCTGTGCGCATTCTGTCAAACGCAGAGGTCGCCGGTATGTACAAGGAGCTGTTGGGCAACACTGGAATCGCTGTGCCTGATAACGTAGTCACACCCGGACTTTTGACGGAGCTGAAAAAAGCAGGCGTTCCTATCAAGGAAAGCGGGCGCGTAAAAACCGCCGCCAGTGATGGCGACGGTGCAAAGTATCAGATCAAGCAGTTCCCCAATGGCATGAAATACGTTCAGGCGGACAGACAAGTGTTATTTGGCAACGACCCCAAGGCGTGGAGTGAACAGCTGGAAAGCTATATCAACGGCAAAATCCGCAATCACGAGGATGTTCGCCTGATTGCCGAGGACGGCGACGTTCTGCTCCTGACAAGTAAATCTGCCGGGAAGATGAGTAGTATTTACGACAACAATGGTCGAACGCTGGATGAAAAAGCATTTGAACGTAAAGCAAATGCGGCTGCGCACATCGACGAACTCATTAAGGTTTCTGAGCGCGGAGGAAAGACTGTTCTTGACTTTGGCGGGCGTCACGGTGACATGGCAAAAGACGGCTGGAACTATCGAACGGCATATTTCATGGATTTTGACGGAAAGTATTATCGAACGCGCATTTCCGTTGCGCTGGGTAAGGATGGGAGCATTGTCTACAATATCGGGGAAATGCAAGAAAGAAGCACTCCCCAAATTAACGGCTCTTCCGGAAACTCCGGCGCTCAGCGGGGGAATGCTTCTGGTATCAGTATACTCACCGATGGCGAGAATGTCAAGTCGCAGTTTTCACTGAAAGCCACGGACAGCACCGGGCGGAAGCTCTCTGAACAGCAGCAGGAATATTTCAAGGATAGCAAGGTGCGGGACACGGAGGGGCGGCTGAAAACGGTATACCACGGCAGTTCTGCGCAGTTCACAAAGTTTTCAGCGGACTTTATGAGCAAAAACGGCAGTTCCGAAGGGCAGGGATTTTATTTCACTGATCTCAAGACGATGGCGCAGGGATACGAAAAAGATGGTGGGCAACTGCTGGAGGGATATCTTGACATTAAGAACCCGCTTAGTGACAGCGAGGTCACGCTATCAAATGCAGAAGTAAAGCGCCTTATTATGGCAATCGACCCTACCGGCGACGATTTAGTTCTTAACTATGATTCACGCGGCGGTATGGGGTATCCATCTCGTACATGGTACAATCGCGCCGTAAATGATACGTTGCGCATGACTATGGAAACCAGTGAAAGCGACAGCGAAATCCTTGCGGAATTGGCCAATGGGATGGGCAATCCTGGCGCGGTCTTAAAAGCTGCGCGTGAAGTGCTGGGGTATGACGGATATATTGTCGAGGGGAAATACGATGACGCAACGGTTTATGTGGCTTTTGACAGTAGCCAGTTTAAAAACGTGGACAACCTCAACCCAACCAGCGACCCGGATATTCGGCTTTCTTTGAAAGCCACAGCGGAGGTGGAGCGTGAGGCGCGGGAACTCAAGAAGGAGCGAAACGCGCTGGCCAAGCAGAACGAGGCGCTGAAACAGCGGGTGCAGGAGCTGAGGGGCGAAATGCGCATCAGCAAAGAGCCGTCTGTTGTGGCGCGGGACGTAAAGAAGCTGGGGCAGAATCTCATCCGCGAGTACGGCAGCGATGTGAAATACGCGGACGTGCAGAGCGAGATGGACGCGCTTGCCAAGGCTGTGATGAAGCGGGACGTGACGATGGAGGATTTGATGCCTCACGCCAAGGCCGTGGCGGAGGCCATTGTGGACAACACCTCGGAGCTGACGGAGTACGGCGCGGAGCTGCTGGAAATTCGAGACCACTTGAAGCGGCAGACCATCCAGTTCAGCGGAGACATGGCAAACTACGGCGATTTCCGAAAGAGCCATATGGGAACGCTGAAACTGAACAAGGACAACGGCACGTCTGTGGATATTGTGTACGGCGAGTTAACGGAGATGTTCGGTGAGGGTTATTTCCCCAGCGACGTGCATACGGAGGCGGACAAGCTGCTGCAAATCGGTAATGTGCTGGATGGCCTCGACAGCGTTTACCACAATCCCTTTGAGGGATACAGGGACGCGGCGGTGCAGGAGATCGCCAATCAGCTGATCGACGGCATGATCTCCGATCAGGTGCGGCAGAAGAAAACGTATGCAGACCGGCGTGCGCTGGAGAAGCAGGAGGCCGTCGGTCGTGTGCGTGAGATGCTGTCCCGTGAGCGGCAGAAGCGCCGGGACGACGTAAACGCGCTGCGGAAGAAGTACAACGAGAAGACCAAGAAGGGCAGCGAAAAACGGAAAGCAACGGCGATGCGGGCGCGGATCGCACGGCACACCGGCGCGATCTCCCGCAAACTGGTGAATCCCACGGACAAACAGCACATTCCGGAGAAGCTGCGTGTGACGGTGGCAAGCCTGCTGCAAAATATCAATCTGGAAAGCGCGTACAGCTACGACGAAAACGGGCGGCTTCGGAAGAACGCGGACGGCGACCCCACCAGAAGGACGCTGGAGGCAGACCGGCTTAAGCAGATCTATGATGATATTCTGACCAACGAGGGGAATATGGTAGTAGACCCTGCGCTGACGGAAAGCGGCGGTCTGCTGGATTCTCTGTCCGCGCTGGGCAGCAAGCGCATTGCGGATATGAGCGTGTCCGAGCTGGAAACGGTGTGGAAAGCGATTCGTGCCATTGAAACGACGCTGACAACCTACGACAAGACGCTCTCCTCCACGAAGTACAAGAGCACCAGCGAGTGGGCGGAGCGATTTGCGGCGGACAGCATGGGCAGGAAGCGGCGAAACCGCAAAATCTCGCTGGATATGGCAGACCCGTATACGTTCTTCTCTGCCTACGGCGATGCGGGTAAGCAGCTGTACAGAACGCTGCGGAACGCGCAGGATCAGCAGCACTGGATGCTGAGGGATGTGCAGCGCGAGGCGGAAAAGTTCTTGGACAAGAACGTGTATAAAAACCGCTTTGACCGACACACCTTTACTACCGGCCGGGGCGTTGAGCTGACGCTGACCACCGACCAGATCATGAACCTGTACAATCTGGCACGGCGCGGCGAACAGGCCATGCACCATCTGACGGTGGGCGGCATTGTGCAGCCGGAGATCAAGCGGGCCGGCAAGCTGAAAGAGATCCCGCGCGGGAACGACAACATTCTGCTGACGGAGGAGGACATCAAGGCCATCACCTCTGTGTTGACGCCGGAGCAGGTCAAGGTGGCAAACGGCCTGCAAAAGCTGGCAAGCACCAAACTGGCGGAGTGGGGCAACAACGCCAGTATGCAGGTGTACGGTTATCGGAAGTTCAAGGAGGAGCATTACTGGCCCATCAAGGCCGCAAAGGATGCGGTGGCTTCCAGCGTGGAGAAGGACGCGGACAACGCGCGGTCGATCAAGAACATGGGCAGCGCAAAGGCGCTGACCCCCAACGCCAGCAATGCGCTGGATATCGGCGGCGCGTATGACGTGTTTGCGCAGAACGCCAGCGACATGATCAAATACGCCACACTTCTGGCACCGATGGAGGATATCAACCGGCTGTACAACTATCGGTATCGCGACAGCAGCGGAAATCTGACGGGGCGGAATATGCAGCAGGTGTTGTCCGGCGTATACGGAGACGCGGCACAGAAGTATTGGCGGAATCTGATGCGGGATATGCAGAACGGCATGGTGAAAAATTCCAGCGACACCACCAGAAGCATTGAGCGGATTGTGGGCAATACCAAGGGCGCGGCTGTCGGCTCCAACTGGCGCGTGGTCATCCAGCAGCCCACGGCATTTTTCCGGGCGGCGGTGATCCTTGATCCGGAGAACATGGCGAAAGGCATCGCAAAAGGCGTGACGGACGGCAACGGATGGGACAAGGCTCGGAAGTGGGCGGCGATCGCCGGTATCAAGGATTCGTCCGGCTTTGACCAGGGAAGCCGGTATACCATTGCGCGAGAGGTGTACGGCTCCAGCGACAGCGTTATGGACAAGCTGAGCGACTGGAGCAGCCGGGCCGCTGCCAATGCGGACGCCATTACATGGGGCAAGATCTGGAACGCCTGCGAGTGGCAGGTGGCGGCAGACACAAAAACGGAAGTAGGCAGCGATGCGTATTACCGGCAGGTGGCGGAGCTGTTTACGGACGTCATCGACCAAACGCAGGTGGTAGACGGCATCATGCAGCGGACGCAGATCATGCGGGACAGCGACGCGCTGACGCGGCAGGCCACGTCCTTTATGGGTGAGCCGCTGAAAAGTCTGAATATCCTGATGCGCTCCTATGACGCATGGCGTTTTGAAACCAACACGCAGAAGCGGAGCGCTGCATTGAAGCAGTTGAAGCGCTCCGTGGGTGCGCTGCTGGTAACGGATCTTATAAACTCGCTGGCACAGTCCCTTGTTGACGCGCTGCGCGACGATGACAAGGAGAAAAAGTATTGGGCGCGTTTCTTCGCGGCGCTTACCGGTGTCAGCGGAGATGAGGAGAGCTTCGGAGAGCTGGCAAAGAACGTTTTGCTGGAAGGAAACCTGAAGGGCAACATTACGCTGGTCGGAAGATTGCCCTATGCAAAGGATCTGATCTCCATCCTGCAAGGCTACTCCGTAGAGCGCATGGATGCAGATGCCATCGGTGACATTGTGCGGGCGACCCAGACGATGTACAGCAGCGTTACCGGCGAGGGCAAATATACCACCGCCTACGCTTGCAAGCAGCTTTTGACCGCTGTGAGCAAGATATTTGGCGTCAGCGTGGCAAACCTTGGCCGTGACGTGTGGGCTGCTGCTCGAAGTGCTGCCAATGAGACAGGCAACGTGCGGATCATGTTCGAGATGGAGAAAGCCATCTACCGTATGGACAGGAGCGCCGGGAACAGAAAGCGCTGGTGCGAACTGCTCTATCTGGCGCAGAAGAAAAACGACACAAAGACGGCGCGGATGATCTATAAGGAGATGCTGGAGCACGGCTACGATGAGAAGGACGTGCGGCAGGGCGTCGAGGCGATTATGAAAACGGAGCAGAAGGTAAAATCTGTGGATGATCTGAAAAACCGGTGGCGAGCACCGTAAATCAAGGAAAGGAGCAACGGGCGATAGGGCAACCATCCTATGGCACCATCCCGCCGCAAGGCGATCCGCAAGCCTGCGTAAAGTAGGATGAATCAGGAGCACCGTGAAATACGGGCTATGCTGCATAGCATGGCACCCAAGAGAGCTATCGCGTGGATCCAATCTTTTGACTTGCCGCAGGAGGAGGCACAGTGTATCGCGGAATGCGACGTGCGGGGACGAAGCTGCGTGGAGCAGGCGTTCCGCATGAACGTATCCGTTGACGGCGTAAAGCGCCGCCGCCGTACCGCATACAAAAAAATGGCCGACGGCCTGAGATCAGAAAAAAGACACACCGTGTAGGTGTGTCTTTTTTTGTGTCCACGCACTTTTTCGCCCTTTTCTTGACGCTTTCCCCGGCGATATCTGCCGTATGCTGGCGGTAAAGAGAGGTGGTCGTGATGTTCGTATGGTATAACCCGAATCCCTCCGGCAAGAACGTGGGAGACTGTCCTGTTCGCGCGATCTGCCGCGCCACGGGGCAGGGCTGGCATGAGACGTATGTGCAGCTTTGTATGCAGGGTCTGGCACTTGCGGATATGCCCAGCGCCAACACCGTGTGGGGCGCGTATCTCAAGAAACTGGGCTTTACACGGCATATCATCCCGGAGGACTGTTCGGACAGCTATTCCGTGAGTGATTTTGCAATGGATCACCCGCGTGGTACATATCTGCTGGCGCTGGCGTCCCATGTGGTGTGCGTGATAGACGGAGACTGGCACGACACATGGGATTCTGGAGCCGAAACACCCTTGTATTACTGGGAAAGGACGGATGAAGCATGAACTATCCATACTACGGAAACCCCTATATGCCACCAATGCAGGACAACCTCGCCCAGCTGAGGCAGCAGCAGATGCAGGCCCTTCCGCCGATGCCGCAAAATCCCCTGCCGCAGAGCGGCGTGCAGTGGGTATCCGGCGAACAGGAGGCAAGAAGCTGGATGGTCGCGCCCAATGCGGCGGTGGCGCTGTGGGATTCAACGGCGCCCACGGTGTATCTGAAACAGGCCGATGCAAGCGGCAAGCCGACGCTCAAGGTGTACGACCTTGTGGAGCGGCTTGCAAGCGCTCCTGACACGCAGAAAGCGCCCGCTGCGGAATATGTGACCCGCAAGGAGTTTGACGCGCTGGCGGCGCTTGTGAGCGAAATGAAGGGCAAGAAGCGCAAGGAGGAAAAGAGCGATGAATAATCCGTTTTTCGGTGCAATGGGCGGCGGCAACGGTTTTATGCAGATGGTGCAGCAGTTCAAGCAGTTCAAGGCGAATTTCCAGGGCGACCCAAAAGCAGAGGTGGAGAAACTTTTGCAGAGCGGCAAGCTCACGCAGCAGCAGTTGAACCAGCTCCAGCAGATGGCGAAGCAGTTTCAAAGTTTGATGGAATAAGCAAAACATAAGACAAAACGTAAGACAAAACGTAAGACAAAACGTAACTTGTTTCTTGATCGTGGCCGCGATTCAGATAAATTACATCAATAAAAAGGAGTGATACTATGTCTCTTTCCGAGGGTATGCCCACCATGACCATGCCTGTGACCCCTGCCAATGGCAGCGGTAACGGCTTTGGCTTTGGCGGTGACGGCGCGTGGTTCCTCATCATCCTGTTTCTGTTCGCGTTCTGCGGCTGGGGCGGCAACGGCTGGGGCAACAGCGGCAATTCCGGCGGCGTGGTGGACGGCTATGTGCTGGCCTCCGACTTCTCCAATATCGAGCGCAAGATGGATCTCATCAACGGCGGGCTGTGCGACGGCTTCTATGCCGTAAACAACACGCTGTTGACCGGCTTCGGCAATGCCGAGCTGTCCCGCGCCAACCAGCAGGCCGCGCTGATGCAGCAGCTCAGCGCTATGCAGATGCAGGCAGCAAACTGCTGCTGCGAGAACAGAGCCGCCATCGCGCAGGTGCGCTACGACATGGCGACGCAGGCGTGTGACACGCGGAACACCGTGCAGAACGCCACCCGCGACATCGTGGAGAACCAGAACGCCAACAGCCGCGCCATCCTGGACTTCCTGACCAACTCCAAGATGCGCGATCTGGAGAGCGCAAATCAGGAGCTGCGTCTGGCGGCGTCTCAGGCTGCGCAGAACAACTACCTGATCTCCCAGCTGCGGCCTACGCCCATTCCGGCGTATGCATCCTGCAACCCGTGGGCTGGCAGCTACACCGGATGCTCCGGCTGCTGACAACTGCATAGAAATCTATTTCCAAAACGGAAATTGTTCAGCTCCGGGCTGATATTGAAAGGCGGCGGGGCAATAGCTCCGCCGTCTGCATTTTGAAAGGAGTGAGTATTTTGGCTGAATACGTAAATACCAACATCGTTTCTGTTCCTGCCGGACAGAATGTGCCGCTGACGGAAACTGCCGTTGCGGGCAAGTCCTGCATCGTACACCGCGAGGGCAGCGGGCAGGTGTTCCTGCGCGGCCTGACCAACCAGTGTAAGGCACGGTTCCGCGTGTCTTTCGGCGGAAACATTGCCATCCCCACCGGCGGCACGGTGGGCGCAATCTCCGCTGCGCTGGCTATCAACGGAGAGCCGCTGACCAGCGCCGTGGCAACGGTAACGCCCGCCGCCGTGGAGAACTATTTCAATATCTTCGTCGCTGCCAACGTGGACGTGCCGAAGGGCTGCTGCGTAACGGTGGCGATGGAGAACACCAGCGCTCAGGCGATCAGTTTTGCCAATAGCAACATGATCGTGGAGCGCGTCTGCTGAAAGGAGGGGCAACATGAACATGAAGGAGCTTTTCGGCATCCGGGAGATGCTGTGTGAGGAGTTGTCTGAGTTTTCCGGCCAGCGGGAGCTGAGCGCTGCTGAACTGGACGCCATTCACAAGCTGGCATCGTCCATCAAGAACATTGACAAAATCGCCATGTTTGAAAGCGGTGACTACAGCCGCGACGATGGGTATTCCCGCGATGATGGCTATTCCCGCGACTGGTCTTCCGGGCGCACCGCCTACAACAGAGGCAGCTCGTATCGGCGCAAGAGGGATTCTATGGGCCGGTACAGCCGCGATGAGGGCAAGGCAAAGGATCTGATCGAGCGCATGATGCAGGACACCGACGATCCCAACGTAAAGGAAGCGCTGCGGCAGGCAATGCACGTTGTTGAGAACGGGTGACGTTGCTTACACGTTACTTACAAACGTGTTTTGGAGGAAATAAGAAAATCCCTGTAACCGTTGCGGTTACAGGGATTTTTTTGGTGGAGACTGCTGGACTCGAACCAGTGACCTCCTGCGTGTGAAATATGGACAACGGAATTTCACAACGTTTCTGCGTGGTTTTCGTGGTGTTTTGATAATGTTTTACGGAAAACAATAACCAGAATCTGTGTTAAGCGGTTTTAGATTTTTTCGGTTACTTACAAATTACTTGCAGATTCAACGGCGGAAATGAGCTTTTCCGCGTCTGCATGGATATAAATATCCGCCGTTGTGGAGAAGCTTGCGTGACCGATGATCTTCTGCAAAATCTCCTGCTGGATGCCTGCATTTCTCGCCCATGTTGCAAAGGTGTGGCGCGTGGCGTGGGGCGTGTGCTTTGGGATACCGAGCTTTTCCAGCAACGGATAGAAGTCACGCTTGCGGTAATTGGCGGGGATGCGCTGCCCATCGTAGCCGGACAGAAGCAGGTCGCCGGTGGCGCGGGAGGCGAAGTATGCAAAATACTTCCTGCCCTCCGGTCGGATGGGAATAACGCGGTCTCTGCCGGCCTTTGTCTTTTCGCCGCCGATCACATACGATTCATGGTAGTCTTTCAGCGGAAGGGAGAACAATTCGCCGATGCGCATACCGGTGTAAATCATCATAAGGGCGATCTTGGCGGCGTCGGAGCCGTCTTTTTCCAATAGCGCGATTTCGTCATCTGTAAAGATGGCTTTTTCTTTTTTTACCTGCTGGGGCAGCTTGACATATTTGGCAAAGTCGGTTGTGGCGATCTCCTCACGGACGGCCCAGCGGGCCATCTGGGTCATGAGCTGCTTGTATTTGGACAGCGTGGAATTGGACTTTGCCATGTTGCTGTCGATGATGGCTTGAAAGTCCTTTGTGCGCAGGTCGCGGAATTTCTTGTTGTGCAGCGGTGCACATACAGCGTAGGCTCTGTCATAGGATTCCACGCCCTTCTCCCCTATCTCCCGATAGTGTTCGGCTTTCCATTCGGTGAACACCTCGGAAAAGGTCATATTGAATTTTTCCTCCAGCGGACGGCCTGCCAGCCGATCCAGCGCGGCAAGCGCGTCCGTCTTCCGCTCGTAGTACCCGATATACACGCCGTCTTTTGCGGCGACCCAAGGCCGCGACCGCCGCCCGCCCAGCTTATACACCGTGCCTGACCCGTTCGGGCGTTTCAGCGCCTTGCGGGAGGACGTGACCTGCTTTTTCCCGCAGATATGGCAATAAACGGCATCCGGTACCAATTGGACGCCGCATTTTATACAAGTAGACATAGGGACACCTCACAAAGAAGAAACAAGAATCTTGTAAATCTTGCCGATTGAAAACAAGAAACTTGTCATATACAATGGTAGCAAACAAATAGAACAGATGTTTTATTTCTGGAACAGTCCAATATTGGGGTTTAGCATATCAATGGTAATGCCGTATGCCAGGGCGATGGCAAGCAGGATCATCAGGCCGAGGATCAGATAATTCTTGTGACGTATGGCTCTGACGCGGAGCTGGTTCATCTCCTGTTCGTGGGCAAGTTGTGCTTCTATGGACGGATCGGGTGTTGGCTGAATATGAAAAAAAGCGTCTATCGACACACCGAGGACGCGGCAGATGGGGCCAGCGGTGTAGATAGACGGCATTTTGGACGACGATGAAAAAAAGTTGTTGACGCTGGACAGCGGAACGTCGGAATTGTCGGATATGTCCTGCGCCGTCATCTTTTCTCGGTATTTGGCTTCTCTGCAAATTTCCTGTAAAGATTCTTCCATTTGTATTCATTCCTCCCTCAACTGGGCGCGGCCTGCCCCATTTCGGTTTAGCGCGACGGGTCGGTCTGCCCTGTTCCGGCGTTGACCTGCCTAATGCGGTTTTGTTACGGTGAAACCGCAGCAGGTGCGCGTGATGGTTGGTGTGTCTGCTGTAAGCCCCCGTCGCCGTTGCGGAGGCGGCGGGGGCGCTTTGGCTACGGACTGCATACGGAGCAGGGTGTGTATCCGTTTGCTTTTGCATCCGATAGGGACATGGGAAAACAGCTATCTTTCAAATAGCGGCATCCGTAACGGTGGTATTTGCTTCCTGTGTCCGTTACATAAACAGTCTGCGTCTGTTTCGGAGCTGTTATGGTCGGGACAGTAATTTGCGGTGTTGACGATCTGGAACTTGCGGGAGCAGACCTCCGGCCCTTTTCGTACCCGGAATTATATCCTGCGTCATACCCAATGTTGCTGCCATGATCGTACCCAGCGGCATATCCGCTATCATAGCCGATGCTGTGGGAAACAACTAACAGGCCAACCAATACGGATATGGCGACCGCGATAAAAACTGGCCTGTTCATAGCGGATTATCCTGCCAGCATATTCCGCCGCCGCAAAATGGCAAAACCAACTGTTTTGACCAAGAAATACAAAAGGACACACAAAACAAGCGGGGCGAATAGTGCCAGATTCTCAGGCGCACCAGCACGCTGCAATGCCTCATACGTTAAGCCGCACGGCAAAATGGCGAAAATAATGCTTAGTATTTTATATCCCTTTGCGGTCATCGGGTTTCTTATGAGAAAGGCAACGATCCACGGAATAACGCCTTGCCAGCACATAGAAAGAATTATCCTTAAATACGCCACCAAAACCACCTCCAGACAGTATTATACAAACTGCACGGAATGTAAACAAGTTAAGAAAATGAATTTGGATATATAGCCAAACGCGGAGCAAAAAACTATGCGATTTGACGAAAGAAAAGGAGAGAAAATGGACAGAGAGTTTATGGAATTATTCACGCAGTTGGGGAACGGAGAAAAAGACATCATTCTTGCGGCGGCAAAAGCCCTTTTATCTGGAGAAGAAGCATCTGCTTCTGCTCCGGCGTAAGGCGGGACAGCAGAGACAGCATTTCAAGATCGCGCTCATCGGTAACGGTGGGCGCGGTTTCTTTTTGCCCTGCGGTCAGGGTTTCGACCGGAACACCAAAATAGTCAGCGATGCGCTGCAAGTTGGCATCTCGGGGGACTGTCCCGTTTCGCCAGCGCGTGACAACTGATCTTTTGAATCCCATCTCCTCTGCGACTGCGGATGGGGACTTTTTTATTTTTGAGCATAGCTCAATAAACGTCAAATAAAACAAAATTTATACCTCCTTGTTGTGCAAGGATACAAAAGTGTACAAACGCAACATTTCGTGTTGACTGTTGCGAATGTTAGCTATATAATGGCATCGTGTTAGGTAACAAACGCAACAATGAAAGGCGGTGGTGAGTCGGCCCGTTGGCAGCGGGGCGCAGAGCTAATAAGGCAGCGCAGATGGCACTGCCAGTCGTGATGCATGATGTGTGGCAACTTTATGGTATCACGAAAAGTAAACTTTTGCAACCATAAATTTGAAAGGAGATAAGAAATGCCGGAAGCATGGACGGGACGCCTGATCGGGAGAATGCACAATAACCGCATCACTTACGCCGAGCTTGGCGCGGAGCTGGGGATCGGAAAGGCGTATGTGTGCCAAATCCTGAACGGCGTAAAGAAGCCGAAGGACATCCAGAAGCGCATGGAAAATGCGCTGGATGCCATCATCGAGAGGAGAAAGAAATGAGCAGAGACGAGTACAGGGCGCTGGAAAGCGTTTTCCTGGCACGGACGGACGCACTGTGCGAGAACAAAAGCCCGCTGGAGTGCGATTGCCCCTCCTGCCCCTGCAAGAAGCTGTGCGACACGCTGTGCGCGGCGGTGGATGGAGGTGCGCTGAAATGAGCAGGATCGCGACGCTGACGGTGCAGGACGCGGCACAGTACCTGCGAGATCGCGGGTTGAGCATATCGCCGGATACGCTGCGTCAGGGCATCAAGCAGGGGGTGTATCCCTTCGGAATCGTGATCGAGATGGAGCGAAGCCCTGTGTTCCAGATCTTCAAGAAGCAGCTGGACGCATGGATCGCGGAAAGGACGGTGGAGGAATGAGCGCGTTTGCATGGGCGCTGGCGTTTATCGGCGCGGCGTGGCTGAGCTGGGCCATCGTCAAGGGCGTGGAGGCGCTGGGACGATGAGAGAGCGGAACAGGCGGGCGCGGGAGTATTCCCGGCGCTGCTGGGAGCGGCGGTGGAACAGGCGGCTTTGGATCCTCAACGCTTTGATGGTCCTGCTGATCATCGGTATCCTTCTCTGGACGCTGACGCTGCCGGAGGCACAGGAGCCGGAGGACGTCCCCCCTCCCCTGCCCGCTGCGGTGCAGTCGGCGGTGCTGTCCGCCGCAAAGCCGCCGGAAAACCTGCTGGTCTGCGACATCACCGGCTACTGCGCGTGCTGCACGCCCTATGCCCACATCAACCGCAACGAGGCAGGGCAGGTGCTGACGGCCTCCGGACGGTGGGTGACCATCGGTGAGGCGGTGGCAGTAGACCCGGACATTATCCCGCTGGGCAGCACCGTGACTATCGGCGGGAAAACGTATGTCGCCGCCGATACCGGCGTGAATGGATTTGTGGTGGACGTGCTGATGACCCACGAGGAGGCGCACCGCGCCGGTGTGAGCCGGGAGCTTGTGAGATGGGAATGACCAACTTCCCCATTGAATGCCCCAATCGGCGGGTAGGGTGCCGCACCGGCTGTCCCGTCTGGGAGCAGCACGAGGCGGAGAAAGCCATCTCTTATGCGGAGCGGGTCAAGAACAACGAGTTTAAGGAGTACAAAGGGCGCGTGATGCGCAAGGCACACAAGCGCATACAACAGGGCGCGAAGGGAGGACGGAAATGAAGGTTTACAAGGCAACTGATAAGGATATGAAATGCCGTGGGTTCCAGTATAAGCTTGGTAAAACGGCAGAAGTGGACGGAGACGCTAAACTCTGTGAAAGAGGTCTCCATGCCTGCGAGATGCCGTTGGATGTGCTGGGCTACTACACGCCCGGCGATGGCTCCCGGTATTTCGAGGCAGATCTGGAGGATGTCAGCGACGAGATGCACAGTGACGACACGAAGCGCGTCGGCAAGAAACTAACATTGAGCGCAGAGATCGGCATCCCCGGGTTGGTCAAGGCACAGGTGGAGTACGTTAAAGCGCAGTGTGATTTTGACAATGCCATCGAAAAGGCGAACAGCGAAAATAAAAACCACGCCACCGGCTGGAGTGGCGCAGCATCGGCCACCGGCGAGAGGGGCGCAGCATCGGCCACCGGCGAGAGGGGCGCAGCATCGGCCACCGGCCGGAGTGGCGCAGCATCGGCCACCGGCTGGAGTGGCGCAGCATCGGCCACCGGCTGGAGTGGCGCAGCATCGGCCACCGGCGAGAGGGGCGCAGCATCGG